AATTTTTCATTTTTACCACTTTTAAAAGTCGGGTACAGGAGTCGAACCTGCTATTGAAAGCTTATGAGACTTTCGTGATAATCCGTTTCACTCACCCGGCATCATTCATTATACACTAAACTTATCTTTATCCCTTGCACTCTTTAAAAACCTTGCTAAAAACCGAAACCCCAACCGTGACCCACTAAAATTAGGGTCTTTATAAACAAAAGTTTTAGCCAAATCATCCTGAATAACTTTTATCAATTGATAAGCCATAATTAAAATAGGGCTAATTGTAATGGAGAATTATGTACTGTTTCCTCTGGTTCCTCTATCGGTTCATCTGGAATATGTTCTATAGGTTGGTTCAATCTATTACAGGCTATTCGATAATATTCTAGTTCTTTCTCGATACAGATATAATTTCTACCTAATTCTTTGCAAGCTAAAGCAGTAGTGCCAGAGCCACAAAAAGGGTCTAAGACTGTCCCACCAGGAGGAGTCGTTAGCTCAATTAGTCGCTTTACCACTTCTATCGGCTTTTGCGTGGGATGTTGAAACTTGACCTTATTATTTCTATTGGTGTGAGTAGGAGGTAAAAAACTCCAAACATTAGTAAAATTCACAGTATCGGGCGATCTAGCCCCGATTGGCTTTATACGCGTATCAAACCTACCTTGATAAGTTTCTTGGGACTTACCGTTATGCACCCAGGGGTTGATATTACCTTTTAATCTGCCTTTTAAATCTTGTAAATGTCTTTGAATAGACTCAATACTAACAACATCAAATAAAATCCCCGGAACCTTAACATCTTCGTATTTCCCCTTTGTATTGAAATAATTTACTCCTTTATGCTTATAGACGAAAATGCTTTCATGGCTTCTTTGCAAGCCATTGCATTGGGTTACTTGCCTTTTAATCCAAGCGATATGATCCTTGTACTGCATTACCTGGGAAGCTTCATTAATCCAATTAACCATTGTTGGCATTTGTCCAAAAAAGCAATAAAAGCCATTAGTAACTCGTTTTACTTCTCTGGTAAATAATGGAATATCAATTATAGAATCCCATTTAGCTAATCCAATGCCATAGGGCGGATCAGTTATCACGGCATCTATTGAATTATCAGGAATTTGTTGTAAAACGTCAAAACAATCACTGTGAATAATTTGATTAAACATTCGTAAATTAAAATAATGTTAGTTGATTAGTGTTTTTTTCAAAATTAATTATAAAGATTAAGATGATAAGCCATAATTACCAACCCTTAACAAACCCTGACCCGCGCCGTGACCGTTCCTTAACAGGTTTCTTGATTTCCCGTTCTGTTGGTTCAATTTCCTCAGTAATTGCGGGGAATAATTGCGATTCTAACTTATCCCAATCAATCCTCGCAATGCCCACAGAAACCGCCGCAGCATAGGCATAAACCAAACAATCAAGCGCCTCATTCCGATTGCGAATCTGAATCCACTTTCTCCGGTGTTGGCCATTGACCATCGTGCTAACCACCTTTTCCGCCGTCAACTGCTCGAAGTATTCCTCATCTATCTGGGGAAAGTGAAAATATCCCGGCCCCGGTTCAATCAACTTTAATCGTGAAAAAACAGTAGATTTAATCGTATCGGTCCCGATGGGCCAAACCGCGACCCCTTTCTTAATAGTTTTACCCCGATAATTAACATCAATCAAAGAAGGTCGAGAAATCGGCGGTTTCCACAAAGACGACGACCCCTTAACAGCATAAATCTTAGAACGCACCCGGACATAGTTGTACACCGTCTGAGCCGCATACCCAGTATCGATCGCCGCTAAAGTAATTCCCAACTCTCCTAACTCGTGGCTATAAGTGGCATTAAGCACAGCATCAAGTTCATGCCAGACCTTTTCCTGATCAGGATTACCAAACAACTCAGTATGATAAATTAACCAAGCCTCCTCTTTCCGACCCCACCCCCACACCGAAACCGCTAACCGATTAGCTTGCACATCAATCCCGGCCGTAAGTACCAGCGCACCCCGGGGAACCGAGAGCGGGTGATAGGGTTCTCGACGGGTAAACAGATTGCGCCACAGCAACCCTTCCCCACTGCCATCGTCGTAAGGCAATCCTAAAGAAGTATTCCAGAAAACCTTGAGTAACTGCGGATCATCCTTTGCTTCCAGATAAGCCCGCACCACATCAGCGAAAGACCGCCATGGCGAATACAACTCCGAGAGATGGAAACCAGCGATCGAGCTTCCCAGATTAGTTTGTACCCAACGACCCTCAGCTAAAAAAGTAGGTTTATGCGCGTCCGTAATCTTGCCAAAACAAGAAACGCATTCATACCACGCCTCAACCTTATCGCTTGATTTACTCTTTTCCCATTTCACCCGCTCCCAAACCAACGGCTGTAACTTTTGGCAGTGGGGACAAGGCACATGGTAAATCCGTTTATCCGATCGCTCCCAGTCTTTTTCAATGCGAGAAATCCCCTTAATCGTTGGGGTAGAAACTTTGACGATGACCCGATTCCAGAAAGTAGCAGAACGCTTAATAGCCAAATTTACAGGATCACCCTCAGACCCCGCCGAAGGAGGAAACCGATCCACTTCATCAAAAAGTAGCACCCGAATGGGACGGCTTGCCAAGCTTGCCGGGGAGTTAGCCCCCGACAAAGTGAGATGACCACCCGGGAAGACTTTATGTAAAATCTCATTCCCCGAATCTCGCATCCGGCGATCTTTGACCAATCCCGACAAAGCAGGAGAATCCCTCAGCATCGTGGCAATTCTATCCTTACTAATTGCCTCGGCCATTTCGATCGTTGGCTGCACCATCATTATGGGAGCCGGGTCTTGGTGCATAAAATACCCAATGGTGTTAAGTACCGCTTCCGTCTTCCCCGTCTGTGCCGAAGCCATAACCACCACCTCTGGAACCGTGCCAATGGTTTCCAGAATCTCTCGAAGATAGGGAACCCGCGATGTTCTCCACTTCCCTGGCTCCGCCGAAGCCTCTGGGGAAAGATATCGGAATTCATCAGCCCAATCAGAAATTTTCAGTACCGGCGGAGGCGGCCAGACCGATTCAGATACCTTAATTAATAATTTCTTGGGATTCCCCAGATTCCACTTCAAAACTTTTACTTAATTCCCACAAAACCTCATATATTGCCGATTTTAACCGACTTTCCACAGCGATCGGATCATTTGTAATCGCTAATTCCGGTGCTAACTTACTCGGAATAGCCAACAACCGCGCCCTAGAATTACCAATCAATCCACTCCAAGCTCGCTCACACTCAGAAGCCTCTAATAATTCCCCTTGCCGGACAGCATTTTCTAACTCAATCTTATCGGCTTGAGCAGATGTCAGCCTTGTCTTTTCCGCAAAATAATTGTTTTTATCATTTTTCTGTTCTTTATCCTCAACTTGCTTTCTCAAATAAGCAATTATCGACTTAACAATTGGTTCCATCTCATCACTATCAACAATATAACCACGATCTTTCCAATAATTAATCGTACTCGCAGGAATATCCGTATATTTAGCGATCGCAGTAAAAGAAAGCATCTTTATATACTATTGTTTCTCAACAATAGTATATAAAAATTCTGTCCCTAGCCAAAAAACGCGCCATCCGAAGGCGCGTTTTTTAACTTGCAGAAAGTACCTTATTATAAATATCCAGCAAATTGCACTTCTGAAAGTGCAATCCGATTTCCTCCCCACGTGCTGGTTACCAAAAATCGGATAAACCTTGCTTGAACGGGGTTCCAAGAAAATTGTAAAGGGGAAAAAGAACTAGAACCCCGCTCAAAAGTTGTCGGGCTGCCTAGAATTTGAGTCCACTCAGAATTATCTAAAGAATATTCTAGAGTAAAATCTCTAATCCCAAAAGCATTAGAAGTCCCGGTAACTTGCCAAAAGCTCATTGCAGATACCCAATAAATGGACGGCAGAGTAAATAGCAATATCCGAGGCCAAATATTATTATGAAAAGTGCTTTGCACGCCATTAGACGTTGTGTAAGATTCGTGTGTTCCTGTTAGAGCAGGAGTAGCGGGAGTTAGCCCTGATCCATTTGTCACATTCGCAGCCAAACCAGCATTAATTCCTATTCCTATAAATTGAAAAATTGTACCTGGAATTAAATCAGAAGATGGGGGTGGAGCGGCATTAATTATAAGCATAATTAATTAAAAACCACAGATATTTTAAAAATATTTTGATTTAACAATTGAATTAGTAAATTGTTATCAACAAACTGCTCGTTTACTACTCGCAAAATATCCGTCTCAAGAATTCGTATTTGTCCTAAAAGATTCCACAGAACAAAATTCCCAGGGAAAAAAATTATTAGCGGCCCCCACGACGCGCCGCGTTCAATTTTATTTGAACCAGTTAAAGGAATTTTAACAGGGGGGTACATTTCGTAACAGGTTAAAATAACTACAGAAATTTTACCACACCAATATGCTAACAGCTACTCACCCCACTATTTTAAAATCGCATCCTATTGATTCTCAAAATGGTGTTCCTGATAATTTTCAATCTATACCTTTTCCAAAAGCCTCAAAAATTGAATATAACTGGATTAAACCAGCAGAAAACAACCACTGGGTAATAGAGCTAAAATCGCCTCAGCTAGGACGGTTTAACTGGTATGTTTTCCGTGATCACGTCAAGGTTGAGGAAACTAAATCCGAAATAATTGCGGATTTACCGATTGTGCAAAAAGATCAAGTTGAAGCGATCTTTAGCAGGAAAATTACTGATTTTCAGTTTCAAAAGTTATGCGAATGCTTAACCCGTTTTGAAATTAATACTATCCCGCGAGTTAGGCATTTTTTAAGCCAAGTTGCCCATGAATCAGGAGGATTGCGCTGGATTGTCGAGTTGGCAAGTGGAGAAGCTTACGAAAATCGCAAAGATTTAGGAAATACCAAACCTGGCGATGGGAAAAAATTTAAAGGGGTTGACCCGTTGCAAATGACGGGCCGAAGTAATTATCAAGCATTTGCTAATTACATTGGTGATCAAAGAGTAATGGAAGGGTGGCGATATGTTAGCTCAAACTATTTGTTTTTGCCGTCAGGGTTTTGGTGGCAAAATAATAAAATGAATGCTTTATGCGATCGCGGTGCTACGGTTCGGGAAATTACTCGGCGAGTAAATGGTGGGTACAATGGCTTAGCAGATCGAGAAAAATACTATCAAAAAGCTTTAAAAGCAATTTAAGCAAATCCTAGCCTTGCCCTTAAACAGGGAGCTATGCGCTCCAAGCTTTCTCGTAAGCTAAGGCTATTTTCCTCTTCTTCCCCACTATCAACCCGCCGCCACTCAATCAAGTCTTTGGGGCGGCTTTTTAATCGCACTAATGGTTCGCCGTATCGATCGCAGGCTAAAAATTCGGGGTCGATATCTTCCAATAAGTCTCCCCGATGCTTGTTGTACCAGTTCAAAAATTCGGGCGAAAATTTTTCAACCACCGGCGCGGAATTTTCCTCACCACCCAAAGACAATTGATACAAAAATACCCCATACCTTGATCGTATTGATTGAGCCGTGGTTTCTATGTGTGTTAGTGCCTTTTCAACTTGCGATCGAGTGCTGTTTGCGATCGCTTCTTTAATTCTTTTGTCCAGATAAATTCCTAGTCGCTTAATCCGATTAAGAAGGGCTTCCGGAATTCGATCCTCATCACCGCCGTCCTCGGTTTGGAGGGTTTGTTTAGTTTGAATAGTCTTAGGAGAGTCAGGTTCCTTATCTGGCAAGGGTTTCGAGTCTTGATTTTTTCCATCTTGATAATCCATTATCGGTTTTGATAATTCATTATCATTTTTGATAATCGGTTCTCCACTTTGATAATCGGTATCGGAATTGAAACTGATCATCAAGGTTCCGGTTTCAATCTCGATCTGTCCCTTTTGCTTTAGCTTAGCCAAAGCTTTATAAACTGAAACGGTTGGAAGTTGCCAACGAGCGGCGAAATCTTCTACAATAAACTTAATTGGTTTGTTGTCTCCAAATGGATTTTCTACTCTAATGCCTAACAGAACATAAGCCGTGTTGTTTATCAACCCGGCTTGTTTCATTTCCTTAAGTTGATCTTCCTGAAGTGCGTAGAATTTGCCTTGAATCTTTGAGTGTGTCATAATATTTTTGAGTGATAGATGGGTGAAAGTATTTATTATTTTCCTTAAGCTAAGGAAACCGCTAAAAATGTTTTTAGCGGTTATTTTTTTACTTAAGCAATCCTTCAGCTTCCCGGGAAATAGGACGAACCTTAACCTCTGATTGAGGCTTGAAAGTAATCAGCCGTTCGTATTGGTTTTTCCCTGATTCATCCTTGCCAGTGCAACGGCTAAAGTAAATCGCCGCGCCAAAGGCATTTTCTGGGGAACGACGCAAAAAACGATTCCCACCCCACAGAACGGTAGCGACCCCGTAGTTATCGACTTTCTCGATCGCCGCTCCAATTTCTTCCCAGTTAAAAGTGTGAAAGTCTTCTAAAGAAGCTTGGTAATTAGGAGCGCTTCGGGTACTCATGCCCGATTCTAAAGCGACGGCAATTCGCTCTAACTGCCGCTCGATCGAGTTGAATAAATCAATCAATTCTTGATTCATTAGAATTTTTTCACCTCCCCAGTGATTAAATCTTGAGAAAAAGTGTATCGTTCATCCAAATCGTTGAGATTGAAAGCCTCAACTAATACCCTTTGCACAAGGGGATAATAACGGGTTGTAAACTCTATTTCTGGTCGATTCCAGAAATAAGTGTTTCTGATTTCTCGTTCGCAGGCAATTACGGCGTGCATACTTTTTGTCCCTCTAGTAAAATTTATCCAATACCCAAACTTTCCTCGTAGTATCACAATTCTCCTTCTGGGTGCATATGGGAAAAATGGATACCTCGCAACCGCTAAAATTCAACAAAAAACCAACTTCCTTCTTCTTGTGAGTGCATATGGGGGAAATGGACACGGCTGTGCTTTTCAGATGCCTCTTTTAAGTTCTGATACCACGCATCTAAATCAACGCCGTTAGGCGTGATTCCCTCCCAATCTTCTCGGTAGTGTTGAAGCAAGTAATCGGCAACTTCCCAATTAATGGGAACCCAGAAATAATCTTTGTTTAGTGACATTATTTTTCTCCTGAATCAATTCGTTTTTTTGTGTCAAAGTGAAATTTTTCCCCGCGATAAATTCGCTTGTTTAGGTCAAAGTACAGGTGATTAATTTTTAGATTGCGTGGGGATTCCACGGTCAGGGTGTAGCCGTCGGGTAGTCGCTTGATTCCCTTAACTATGAAGGTTCTAGAATTTGGGTAGCGGGCAAGTCGAATGATGTCCCCGACTTTAATTTGCGAGATATGAACATCGTTATAAGGGCGGTTTCTCATAAATTCCCCTGTGCTTGTAATTGGAGTTCTGCAAGCTGTAAAAGTTGCTCTTGAAAGTCGGTTAGGAACCCGATCGCATTAAGCCCAACAGCTTGAACCAAAGCTTTAACAGTGTTGCAATCGTTATCGCTAATTAATTGATCTGCCATTTGCCACAGATCAGCGAGTCGGGCTTGCAACTCGACTGCAAACTGTCTGTGTTCTGGGGGAAGGGTAATTTCCTTAAGATCAAAAAATCGGGCGATCGTTTCCTTGCCGGTGAAATCGTGACAAGTGCAAGAGAACTCCCCGACGTAGGAAACCACGAACCAGCCGCTTTTCCCTTTGACGGACACTACCTGTAACAATCGAAAGGGATTGACCACGGCATCGCGACTCTTGAATTCCTTGACCGCTTCCTTGACTAACGCTTCGGTGGGAACCTTGCCGTTAGCTTTATCTACGGCAGTTTTCCAGACCGTTGCCCGATCTTCGGGGTCGAGAGAAGTCAAGGGACGGACTTGTTTCTCAGACGTGGGTAGTGTGCCAGTTAGTGTGACACTCTCTGTACCTGTGGTACACAGTTCCTCATAAGATTCAATTAAGCCTTGTACAACTTCGGCAGCCGCTATCTGTTTGTAAGCATAATTAGCTTTCCATCCAAATCGGTCAGCGACGTAATCATTCCAGTTATGCCAACGATCGCGGTAAAGTCGAGAATCACGCAACTCTTTTAAGGCAGTCCCGGCCTCGTAAAAGCTACGTTCCACTTTCCGCTCTAGGTGGTGACGACGTTGCATTTCGTCGTAAGTAAGGCCTTCAATTCCTGATCCAATGCTTTGCTGGCCCGCTTCGACCAATACTGTCCGGGGTAATTCGTCTGAATTGATTCGCTCATCACCATCAAAACTAATTTCCTCGAAATCAATATCAATTCCATCTGAAACATCATCATTTCCACTGTTTAGCTCCCAGTAATCACCTTTTTGAATAATTTCGCCTTTTAAAGCCATTTGTTTTAAAATGGCTTTAGTTTGAATTGAGTCGCAATCTAGCTCTATCGCTATCTCCATAGCTTCAAGTTTCTGGTGTGCTAAGAGATTCAATATCTGTTGTGGCTTAGGAACCCGAACCATAACAGGACGGTAATGGTAGGGCATATCGGGAACGGGTTCGATCTTTCGTTTGCGAATTAAAATATTTAATTGCGATCGAAGTTCGGAGAGATTTAAGCCGGTGGCTACTGCTAGGGCAGTCTCTCCTATTCCTTGCTCTGGAATACAATCAAGAATTGTCATCTTTACCTCTTTTTTTCAATGAATGCCGTCGGCGTTTCATTTGTAAGGTTTCAAAATTCTCAAAAGTTAATCGAGTCTTTTGAAGCCATTCAGTTTGATATTTTTTGGTGTATTTTTCCTCCGATGTTTTTTGAGGTTCCTGTTTTTGTTCAGTACACCGAACAAAAACGCAGTCATCAAAGTGTTGCTTAATAGTTAAGTGAGTTGTTTTCAGGGTTAAACAGGTTTGTTTAGTGCGGCCAGCAATTGGCTTAATTGCAACTACTGACCACCACCGTTGACAGAAATAAATCAAATCACCAACCACTAAGTCAGGGATTTGTTTATATTCCATCCTCTTTTAACCGATAAAAAACATCGATCGCTTGCTGTTCAATTGTCACCAATTGATCTTTTAAATAAGGGAGCATCAGCCTGCGAACGGTGTTCTGAGAAACCTGATAAACGTTAGCCAGTTCGGCAGCGGAAATTTTGCGATGGGAGTGAACTGCTAAATAGTCCATCATTGCGCTTTCTAATTTAGCTTTGCGCCACGCCGTATTAACGTATCGATTAGGCATTTCCCACACCTCCTAAATCAAGCTCAAGCTGAATAGCGCATTTACAGCCATTCTTTTCTTTCTTGGAAAGCTTTGCGATCGCTCCTAAGACATCCTCTGGAGTAAGAGAAAATTCACCCTTACCGTCTTCAAACAAATCGGCTAAATCAAAACTCCAGTTTTCGCAAAAATAAGCCATTTTGTCATCCGATAAAGTGACTTTGTTGTAGCCGTAAGTCAGTATTAACGCCCAACGGACGTAAAGCTCTAAAGACAGTAACTTAACGGCTTTCAATTTCTTGATTTCGTCGTGATCAAGATTGATCGACCGAGGAATTAAATTAGCAGTTATTGGTGGATTTAATGCTTGCATGATGCTCCTATTGGGGTAATACAAAAGACCAAGGAACTTGAATCACTTGACCGCAATCCAAGCGAATTACAGCCAAATTTTCACCAGCTTTTCCAGTGATTTCGCCACTGATTTTGATCCGATCACCTGTTTTTAACTCAGGGTCAAATCGTTCCAATTCACTAACAGAAATATTGCTGATTTCGCCGCTATGCCATAGCACGGAAGCGTAATCACCTGTAACTGATTGCACTTCCCCGATTAACCCGGGTACTTTAAGGGCTTTAACTTTTTCGCCCTGCTTAAATCCGATAGTTGGCATCGATCCAGAGGAGGCGATCGATTGCCGCTCCGGCAACTCTTGGGTCAAGACTATTCCCCAGTCCTGCCCTACGGTTGCGGACAGTTCTTGTGCCAGAGTTGATACCCAGGGGTCTGTCCACCCCAAGGGCAGTGCGAAGGCTTTCTCCAAGATTTCCGGGTTTAATACTTGTTTCTGGGATAGCGCTCCGACTTCTTTCAGCCACGCTTCTAATTTGGTCTGCCCAGGCTGTTTCGTACCAATCGGGCTTGACAGCGCTCCGGGAGACGGCAATAAGTAATACTCTTTCCCGTTTGAAGGGCGCTCCAAAGTCGCTTGAGGAGATACATTGCCATTCCGCATCAAACCCGCTTTGGTCCAGTCTGTGCAGTAGTCGAGCGAAATATGTACCGGGCTGATCTCCGGGTCGGAAGGGGCAGGAGAGGATTCCGGGGACGTTTTCGAGAACGAAGTATCGGGGCTTGAGAA